AATTAAAAGTCAAACCATTAATTTCAGAATTATGAAAGAATTAGTAACCATTCAGCAAAAGCTGAAAGCCCCCAAAGGGCAGTATAATACTTTCGGTAAATACAAGTACCGTAGTTGTGAGGATATTCTTGAATCAGTGAAACCTGTTCTTGCTGAAACCAAGTGTACGTTAACTCTAAGCGATGAGATGATCGCAGTAGGTGACAGGATCTACGTAAAAGCAACTGTTACTTTGACTAATGACAAGGGAGAAAAAGAAGTGACTACTGCTTTTGCAAGGGAAGAAGAGACAAAGAAAGGAATGGATGGGAGCCAAATCACTGGGGCCTCATCTTCTTATGCAAGAAAGTACGCTCTTAACGGTCTGTTTTGCATTGATGATGCGAAAGACAGCGATTCAACCAATACTCATGAAAAGGAAGATACACAACAGCCTGCAAAAACACCTGCTAACACTGCTCCTGTATATACAGGTGCTCAATTAAAAAAGGCTATTGCTGACATGCTTGCTGTCAAAAGCAGAGCTGAACTTGAAAAAGTATGGTATGGTAATCCAGCTATGCAAAATGATAAAGAGTTTGTAAACGCCTGTATGAATATGGGCAAAATTTACCCGGCACAATGATAGAGTTAGTTAAATCGAGTGTGGTTTTCTCGGAAGAGAACCACACATATTTTCTTGGTGAAAAGCAACTAAAAGGTATTACCGGAATGATTAGCCGGCAGTTATTTCCCAATAAGTATAAGGATATTCCAGAATACATATTGAAAAGAGCTGCTGAAAAAGGTAGTCGTATTCATGGACAATGCCAGTTTGCTGATGTAACAGGATTACCACCCGAGAGTATTGAAGCTATTAATTATATCAGGGAAAGAGTAAATGCCGGATATAAGGCTTTTGCCAATGAGTACACTGTTTCAGACAATGAATATTTTGCATCGAATATTGATTGTGTTTGGGAAAAGGACGAGAAAATCAGCCTTGTCGATATCAAGACTACTGCAAGTCTTGACCGTGAGTATTTGAGTTGGCAGTTATCAATTTATGCCTATTTGTTTGAACTTCAAAATCCACTAATTAAAGTTGATAAATTGTTTGGCATTTGGTTACGTGGGGATAAGTCGGAATTAGTCGAGATTGAGCGTAAACCGGATGCAGAGGTTAAGAGATTACTGGAATGTGAGATTAAAGGTGAACACTTCTTACCTAATGCTCCTGTTCCAGCCGATGGGAAACAGCTTATTCCTATGCAATTAGTAGATACTATTATTGATATAGAGGAACAGGCAAGTTATATCGCTGAAGTGCAGAAAGGTTACAAGGAACAACTTAAAAGCGCCATGCGTGAGAACGGTGTTAAATCATGGGATGCTGGCCGGTTGCGTGTTAGCTATACTCCCTCTTCAATGGGTAAGAGTTTTGATACAAAGAAGTTTCAGGAAGATCACCCGGAACTTTATTCTCAATATTTAAAAACGTCAACTAAAGCGGATAGTATTCGTGTAACTATAAGGGAGGAAGGAAAATGAGTGTCAATAAAGTAATTCTTATAGGACGTGCCGGTAAAGATCCGGACGTGAGAACATTGGACGGTGGAGCAAAAGTAGCTTCTTTATCTTTTGCCACAACAGATAAAGCGTACACTTTGCAAAATGGAACCCAGGTACCGGAACGTACAGAATGGCATAATCTTATTTTTTGGAATAAGACTGCTGAAATAGTTGAGAAGTACGTCCATAAAGGAGATAAGTTGTATATAGAAGGTAAGTTACGTACTCGTAACTATGACGATAGCAAAGGGATTAAACGTTACATAACTGAAGTCTTTGTTGATAGTATCGAGATGCTTACACCGAAAGTTCAGCAACAGGCTGCTTCTGTGCCTCCACCATTGCCAGCGCAACAGTCTACACAGAGACAGCAACAACAAGTACAGCAGCCTGCATATCAGCAACAGCCATATCAACAGGTACCACCGCCTGATGATTTACCATTCTAAAATATGGCAGAAGCTATTCTAACAAAACAGAACGGGGTAGTCACAATGGATAAGTCGTTTGACTACCTCTGTTCCACGCTCAAAAATGGAACTTATACTGTAAGCATCAAGAGGAAGGTAGAGCCACGTACCCTGTCGCAAAATGCGCTTATGTGGTTGTGGTTTGCTTGTATTGAGAGGGAGACAGGCACGGATAAGTTGGATGTACATGATTACTATTGCCGTAAGTTTCTTCCACGGCAAATATGTATGAATGGAAATATTGTTTCGGTTGTTGGAAGCACTTCTAAATTGAATACGATCCAAATGAAAACTTTCATGGATAAGGTTCAGGCTGATGCTGCCACCGAATTAGGAATCAATTTGCCATTACCTGTTGACCAGTACTATAAAGATTTCATTAATGAATACCTGCATAGGTAAGTATTAACTAAAAGTTTAATTAAAATGGATTTGAATATTTCAAAAGCAAAATTGACCAAAAAGGGATGTCTTGAAGTGGTCTATGCAGACAAGGAGGGAAACGATATCGTTTTCAAGGGGATTAATCCTGTTCATCCGGATTTGAAGGATTCGCTAAACAAGCTCGTACCTTACATGGTAGATATTACAGAGCAGAAAGAATCCCAGTACATTAACTGGGAACGTCCGGAGTCATGTCTTGAAGATGAGTTTTTCAAAAAATTCAATGTCACTGGTGTCAGCATTGGTGGTGACTCTTCCTTTGAAGTCTGTGTGTTGACAGGTAAGCGGACCCTTATGACGAGCAAAGTCCTTAATCTTTGTTCTCCTGGTATTGGTTTCGATCCGGACAATGAATCGTATGTGCATTGTGAGGAGTTTCGTGATGCGGTTTACAATTTTTTGTATGAGGCTGAACAATATGTTACAGAGAATAAATGTTCAGAGATTCAAAGAGAATTCGAGTTTAAAGATGGTGATGACCCGTTTGAGAAGACAGATGAAGCTGCTGATGTAATGAATGAGGATGGTGATGATAATGAGATACGCTCAACTGTTGAACATCAAGAATTAGTATTAGAGCCTGCTTCATGAAACCAATCTATGTGACTAAGACGCCCAATCTGTACCGGATTCAGTTCGAGTATCATCCAAAGTTGGTCGAGGTCATAAAGATGATACCAAGTAAGCCACGCTACGACGGAACAGACCGGGCGTGGCTTGTTAGTATCAATGATGCGCGTTATCCTGTTGGACGTGATGCCAATTGGTATGTGAGAGCTTTTTCGCAGTGGGCTGTTCAGATGCGTTATTGTTCTACTGTCAAGGAACGTGAGGTTACTGAAGATATAAATTATGATATTCCTCCGATGAAGCCTTTTGTCGGTGAACACTATATGTTACTTCAACCTTACGAGTATCAACTTGAGGGAGTACAGTATGCAATAGAGCACAAACGCTGTTTTTTCGGTGACCAGCCCGGGTTAGGTAAAACGTTGCAAGCTATATGTGCAGTTGTTAAAGCACATAGAGAAGCGCCTATATACGGTGAATCTTTTCCAGTACTTGTAGTTTGCCCTGCTGCATTGAAAGTCAACTGGCAACGTGAATTCAAGAAATTCGCAGGGATTAACGCCATTATACTTGATGACAGAAACCGCCAGTCCTGGCAATCTTTTTATGAGTGTAAGAAGTCTGATGGCAGCCCACTTTGTGAGGTATTCATTACGAATTATGAATCACTGAATAAGTTTTTTGTGAGGTCTGTAAATAAGGAATCTAAGTTCACAATGAAAAGTATTGCTTTCGATCAGCGTGTCTCTTTGTTCAGGTCTGTTATCATTGACGAATCTCATAAATGTAAATCAAGTAAGACGCAGCAAGGAAAGTTTGTAGAAGGTATCTGCAAAGGAAAACGATATGTATTCGCATTGACCGGTACTCCTGTTGTCAACAATAATACAGACTTGATACAACAATTGAAAATATTAGGTCGATTAGAGGACTTTGGAGGTTATAGCCGGTATGTTGAAAGATATTGTGATGGTCCTAAACAGGCATCCAACGTTAAGGAACTGAATTGGCGGTTATGGAATACTTGTTTCTTCCGTCGTGAGAAGTCGAAAGTACTAACACAACTTCCGGACAAGACTCGTCAATACTTGACAGTTGATATCACTACCACCAAAGAATACAAAGCTGCCGAGGCTGATATGGTAAAATACTTGAAGAAATACAAGAACGCTTCGGATGAGCAGGTGCAGAAATCAATGAATGGTGCCGTCATGGTGCAGATGCAACTTTTAAAGCAGATATCTGCCAGAGGTAAAATCAAGGCAGTCTGTGAATTTGTCCATGATGTTATCGACGGTGGTGAGAAGCTGATACTTTTCGGTTACTTGAAAGAAGTTGTAGCAGAATTGAAAAAGGAATTTCCTAAAGCTGTTACTGTGACAGGTTCCGATAATGTCAACCAAAAGCAATATGCCGTTGATTCTTTCCAAAATAATCCCGATTGCAAGCTGATTATTCTAAACTTCAAATCGGGTGGTACCGGGCTTACTTTGACGGCTGCCAGTCGAGTAGCATTTATTGAATTCCCATGGACATTCAGTGATTGTGAACAGGCAGAGGATAGAGCACATCGTAACGGCCAAAAGAACAACGTAAACTGCTATTACTTCTTAGGTAAGGATACTATCGACAAATATATGTATGATGTGATTCAGACTAAGAAGAACATAGCCAACGGTGTTACCGGTACGGACGATCAAGTAGAAGAGAATATGGTGAATCTTGCAATGGACTTGTTTAGAGATAAATTATGAAGCCATTTAGATTAGTTATAAATGAGCAGAAAACTCATATTCAGGAATACAAGAAAGAAATGTTGTTCGGTCCTGAATGGGAGACCATAATATCCTTTGTCGGTTGTAGGAACAGGTGTAAACAAATCGTTGACCTTCTAAATGAATGTGCTACGATTTCAAAAAACAAGCAGAAAAATGACTGAAGAAGATATTCGTAAATTGGAGGTGAAATATTCTGAAACCAAGATACAACACATTTGTGTAACTTGGTTCAGAGAAACGTTTCCCAATGTAGGCTCTTTACTCTTTGCTATACCAAACGGCGGTGTCAGAACAAAGAAAAGCGGTGCTATGCGTAAATATGAAGGTGCCATTGCTGGTGTTGCTGACTTGATTTTGCTTTTTCCTCGCGGTGGTAAGAGCAGTCTTTGCATAGAGATGAAAGCTCCACGTGTAAAAGGTAAACGTGCCGGAACGCAGTCTGATGAGCAAAAAGAGTGGCAGGCATTAGTCGAGAAATATGGTAGTGTATATGTCGTTTGTCATGGGTTGATTGAGTTCATTAATAGCGTTTGCTATTATCTGAAAGCTGATCCTCAACCTTATATAAACAATGTCTTACGGAATTATTATAAATTGATATGACTTATATTGAACTTATCAATAGGTTTTGGGAACTTGACGAAAGCTGGCAATTTTCCTGCTGTGAAACGAGGCTTTATTTTTACTTGCTAAAAATTGCGAATCGTTTAGGCTGGGAGGATAACTGGACACGTAGTGATACAAAGGTGTCATCTGACGTGGGAGTGTCTGTAAAAGTATTCAAGTCCGCCCGAAATAGATTAGTTCAAGCAGGTCTTATTGAATGTAAGCAAGGCAATGGAAGAGGCAATAAATCAACGTATTCTATAAAAGGTGTACAAAAAGGTATGCAAAATATACCACCTTTACGGTACCCTTTAGGTACACCTTTAGGTACACCTTTAGGGCACCCTTTAGGTACACCTTTTCAAGAAAGCTCCCCCATACCCCCTAAAGAAGAATATAAGACAGAGACAAAGACAAAGAAAGAACCCCCTAAAGGGGGTAAGAAAGAAAGTAGCTCTGGCGAGCTTTTCCCACCCTCTAAACCGGAGAAACCTAAAAGAGTTGCAAAAGAATTTATAGCTCCCACGCTTGATGAGGTTATTCAACACTTCATCAAGCAAAATGCTCCTGAACGGTTAGATGATTGGCAAGAGCAAGCAGAAATATTCTTCAATCACTTTGACTCGATAGGATGGAAGAATGCCAATGGAGTGAAAATAGAGCGGTGGGATTCCAAAGCAAATCTTTGGATATTGGATCGTATTCGTGAAAATCGAAAAAATGAATTAGACCATGACGGAAGAGGAAAAGAATTTATCAAGCAAACTTCAAAATTTGATGGAGAAGGAAGCCGGCAAGCGCAAGCTGACACTCCAACAGATAGAGAATCTGATACAAAGGCACAAAGAAAGTATTCAGAACGTTTCTGAATATGACTTAACTGACACGCAAGAGTATTACAACCATTGGAATTTAATATCTAACCTTGGTACAGATTATACAGAACGTGAGTTTAGAAAATTTGATGTTGATGATAACAACTCTAAACTAATTCAGTTTCTTCTGTACTACTTCAACGGATGCCGGTATGCTCAAAATGTGTTTCCAGAAGAGAATTACAAGGTGCATAAGAATCTTTTGCTTGTTGGTGAACCTGGTACCGGGAAAACAATGTTGATGCAGGTTTTTGCAGATTATTTGAAACTCACTTGTAACCCCAATGCTTTTGAAAACTTGTCTGTTACTCAAATGATGAATTATTATAAAATTCACGGGCATATTGACTTGTACACTTACAATGAGAATCAATCCAAAGGATTTAAACCAAATCCCTTTAATATCTGCTTGAATGATATCGGTTTGGAAACGGAAAATCAAAAATCGTATGGTACCAGCCTCGATTCGGTTATTGATGAATTTCTTTATGCCCGGTATGAGATTTTTCAGCAATACGGCAAGAAGTATCATATAACATCTAATCTTGGCATAGCCGAATTTAAGAAACGTTTCGGACCAAGATTAGTGGATCGCTTTAAAACGTTTAATGTTCTTCCTTTGTGTGGCGAGAGCCGTAGAATATAGCTACTATGAAAGTAATAATTTACTGGGTTACTAAAGATCCGGATAAAATTGCTCGTATCAGAGAGCGTTTCGGCATTGGAACTTATCGAAGTGTGAACGGTGAAACACCTGCTGAAATACGAGAAGAAGATATGGAACTTCTTCGGGAAACGGAAAGACGTGGCTTCATTCAAATACGGAATAAGCTCCAATAAAAATGGCGTTAAAATGGCGAAGTTTCTGTTTGCATAACTTGTCATTTTACGATAACTTTACTGATGTAATAAACTAAAAGTCAAACCAATATAATTAAATTATGGAAGTACAAAACATTAGAATTGACCTTATCAGTCCTTCTCCTTTGAATCCGAGAAAGACTTTTGATGAAGCAGCTCTTCAAGAGCTTGCAAGTAACATTGAGAAACAGGGCTTATTGCAGCCTATCACTGTCAGAGTAGCCAAATCCGAAGATGTGACTGACTTGGAGACTGGTGATGTCACAACAATTCCCTGTTCGTATGAGATTGTTTGTGGTGAGCGCCGCTTCCGTGCTGTATCACTATTGAAAGAGAAGGAAGATAAAGAGAATGTTGCTAAAATCAAGGCCCACCGGAAAAAGTCCGAGCAATTTCAAACAATCTCCTGCATTGTCAGAGAGATGACAGATGATGAGGCTTTTGAAGCAATGATTACCGAGAATCTTCAAAGAAAAGATGTTGATCCCATCGAAGAAGCTTTTGCTTTTGCACAGTTGACTGAGAAAGGACGGACTTTGGAAGATATCGCTCTTAAATTCGGAAAGTCTACTCGCTTTGTTTTTGATCGTATAAAGCTAAATGGTCTTATTCCGGAACTTAAAGATCGTGTAAGAAATGGAGATATACCATTATCCGGTGCTATGATTCTTTCTAAATTGGAAGATAGCTCGCAAATGGAATTTCATACAGGGAATCCGAACCAGTGCAGTACAGATATGATTCGAAGGTTTGTTGGCAGTTCTTTTCTTGAAATTGATAAAGCTGATTGGATTGAAGAAAATGCAGATAATTGGGATAACGGGGAATTTAAACCATGCGCACAATGTGAGAACAACACTGTCAATCACGGTTGTCTATTCTATGAAATGAATAATAAAAATGCAAGATGCATCAATCCTGATTGCTTTAGAAAAAAACAGATAGCTTATCTGATACGTAAAATTCAACTTGAAAGTGATTTCCTTGTTAAAGCTGGTGAACCGCTTTCATTCGGGAAAACAGTTATAATGGAGACTAAACTTGACACTTATTGCAGTGATTCGAGAAAAGCTTTCTTAGAACAAACACTCAACGCTGTTAGAAGTCTTGGATTTGAAATGATAAATCCGGATGAAGTATTTAAGGGTAAGTGTTGGTATGCTGAAAATGATGAGCGTACTCAAAAAATGCTTGAGGATGGTGAGATTTATCGTTGTATATCATTGTGGAATTATTATTGTCCTGAATTTGATGTAGAATACTACTATATAAGAAAAGAGCTATCTTCCAGTACTTCAGCTCTTGCAGATCCTAAAGATATAGAGAGGGAGAAGATAAACGAGAAATTGAAGAAAGCTAAGGATAAGGTAATCGAGAAGAGTTCTGAAACTATGAGAAAATGGGCACAGGAAAAGCCCTATTATAAGCGTAATAAAGAGTTATCCGTTGATGAACAAACTGTGTTCGATGTAATGATTCTCCGGAATTGTAGTAGTAAATATTTGGAAACACTAAAACTTTCTACTTATAAGAAAGAGTCTGATTTTGTTAAATATGTGAAGAACAACCAAGCTGATCGTAATCAATGGTATCGCGCTTTTATTGCTAACAATCTTTCAAGCAATGATGTGATGTTCTATCCGTATATGCAGAAATGCCAAAACATTCTCTTTGCAGAACAATATCCTGATGATTACACTGAACTTGGTAAGCAGCTTGCTACTTCTTTCGACAAGAAACAAAAGAAACTCAATGAGAGATTGAAAGAACTTGAAAACGATAACACAGAGGAAGCCTAACGGTTTCCTCTCTTTATTGATATGCTTATGAGAACTTGGACTAATGAGCAACTCGCTATACTTGATAGCGAGTATCCAACTGCTAATTTAAAAGAGCTTGCTGGTCGCCTGGACAAAACACCTGAAGCTGTGAAGGCAAAAGCCTTAATACGTAAATTAAAACGTTCTCCAGATGTGAGGGTTTGGAGTCCGGAGAAAAGGCAAAAATTGAGAGTTCTTTATCCTGACCACACCAACCTTGAAATAGCTTCTATACTTGGTTCAACTGAAAGTGCTGTTTCCGGCATGGCTTTCAAATTAAAATTAAGAAAGTCTGCCGAGTTCTTATTCGAACATTCTTCAAAAGGTTTCTTTTCCAAAGGGCACCAACCTATGAATAAAGGACTCAAGCAATCTGAATATATGTCTGATGCTCAAATTGAAAAAACGAAAGCTACACGTTTCAAGAAGGGATGTATCCCAAAGAACCATAAAGAGGTTGGATATGAACGTGTAAATCGTGACGGTTACATTGAGGTAAAGACTGCTGAACCGAATGTTTTTGAATTGAAACATCGCCTCGTGTGGATTGAGTATAATGGAGAGATACCTCCTGGTTATAATATTCAGTTTAAAGATGGCAATAAGCAAAATATTTGCATTGAGAACCTATATATGATTAGTCGCTCTGAACAAATGAAAACCCAAAACTCAATGTATGCCCGGTACCCGGAAGATGTTCAGTACCTCATCAAGCTAAAAGGAGCTTTGAATAGACAAATTAATAAAGCAACAAAAAAGAATGAATCATGAGTGATAATGCAATAGATAGATTAAAGGAAATGGTTAACAAACCGTTCCTTTATCAGAATGAAGAAATTGTAATTCTCAACTACTGTGACGGTACCGGTGATGATGGAACCGAAGTTGAGATATACTTGAATAATGGCAAAGTTCTAATATTTAGTATGTTTGATTTAGCTTCCAAATTGAACCGTTTCCGGTCGATAACAAATACAGTTGTTGTGTTGGCAAATGAACGGTTGAATAAGGTATCTACTGTTAATCCTACTATCTTACAGGATATGAGAGACTTGGTTTTACAACAAATAAAGGACGTGAAAGAAGATCCTAATAAAGTAAATCAGGCAAAACAGGTTTTTCAAGGTGTCAATACTCTTATTAACCTTGCTAAAACAGAACTGGAATACAGGAAATATTTGGATACAACGGACCCTCTAAATAAGTAATTGCATGTTGACAGATAAAGAAAGAGAGGTCATTGAAGTTTCCTGTAAACTGCATAACTTATTTTGTAATCTCCCTGTGTTTCATGTATCAGATATCAGAGAGGAAGTTATACATATTCATGCGATCCAAAATATGATAATGGCTCGTGAAGCTTACAGGAGCAATCCGAAAATGTTCCCTGTTAAGAATGGGAATCCCAGTAATATGCCAATAGGTATTCTTACTACTACTCCCATGAATTTTGTGAGTTTTGATAATATTCCTATGGCCAGTGAAAAACGTATTCATCCCCAAAAGTATAGAATGAAAAAATTAAGAATAAAAAAAGTAAATGCTACTTACTTTAGTCTTTCTAAATATATGCGTTTAGAAGGGCAATTTCAAGCAAAGAACTTCCAGACTGCCTATTTCTTGCAAGTTAGGATATTAGGTCTTTGGTTTACAATTCAAACGTATATCTCTATTGATAGTAATTACGCTTTGCTTTGTGCAACCGAAGCAATGGAAAAGCTACAAGAAAAACTCTAATTACTGTGTGTATGTACAAAAGAATCATTTATAGGCTTCATATAAGGGATCAACCTGTCTAAGACAGTGTGAGATTATTATTAGTCTAACAATTTAACCTAATCATTTATGATAACATTGAATAAGTTGGCTCCTAAAATTTTAAAGATTATAGAGCGCCGCTTTCATCTGAATGATAATACTTCTAAAAAGGCTTTTAGTTTAAAAATATCTGCTGCCTGGAGGAAGTTTGATGAATTATCAGAATTACCATGTGACGATATAAAAGACCATTCGGAGTATAAGAAAAGAGCTGCTGATATTATAATAGTTACTGTTGCTTTTCTAAAACATTACGGATGTAAGGATATCGAGGGTGAAATTAAGAGAGCAATAGATTTGCTTTCTGATGAGTCAGAAAGATGTGATTAAGGTGTTGTTACTGACTGTTTGTGTTGTTGATTTTAATGCAGTTTGTTATGGTAGAGACAATTCAAGTCTGCCTGCTGACTGTTTGTGTTGTTGATTTTAATGCAGTTTGTTATGACAGAGACAATTCAAGTCTGCCTACTTGATTTTAACAAAGGGCAGCTCACGGGATTACCAAAGAATCCGCGTTTTTTCCGTGATTATCGCTTCGAAGCAATGAAGAAGAGCATTCAGGATTCGCCTGAAATGCTTGAACTTAGGGAACTTATAATATTTCCCTATAATGATGGCCGGTATATTGTCGTTTGTGGCAATCTACGTCTACGTGCCTGTAAGGAACTTGGTTACAAAGAGCTTCCATGTAAGGTTCTGGCACCTGATACCCCTGTTAAGAAGTTGAGAGAGTATGCTACAAAGGATAACGTCAATTTCGGTGAGAATGATTTGGACGTTATGGAAAATGAGTGGAATAAAGCAGAGCTCCAAGACTGGGGTATCGAGTTCGGACCGGAGAAGAAAGAGGACGAATTTAAAGAACGTTTCGACGCCATTACGGATGATACAGCCATTTATCCTCTTATTCCAAAGTATGATGAAAAACATGAGCTATTTATCATTACTTCAAGCAATGAGGTTGATAGTAACTGGCTCCGTGAAAGGCTGGATATGCAGCACATGAAGTCGTACAAAACTGGAAAAGTAAGTAAGAGTAATGTAATTGATATAAAAGACGTTCGCCATGCCCTGCAAAATAGTAATACCAAGTCATAAGCGACATGACCGGGTGTTCGCTAAAAAGTTGGTGAACGATCCCATCATTTGCGTTGCTGAAAGTCAAGCTGACTTGTACCAGCAGTTTAATCCGGAGTGTGAAATAGTAACTCATCCGGACGATGTAATCGGCCTCATCCCTAAACGTAATTGGATGGCGAAACATTTTGGTGAGCTCTTCATGCTCGATGATGATGTTCATGCCTGTAAAGCGATCTATGCAGAAAAAGGTGAACCCTGTCGGGTGAAAGACAAGGATAGGATTACTAATATCATTCAGTCATTATTTGAGATGGCTGGTATGATGGATGTTCATCTTTTCGGCTTCACTTCTCGAATATCACCTGTGATGTACGACGAAACTGGCTTTCTTTCTCTCTCTAAAATGATAACCGGTTGCAGTTATGGAGTAATCTATAACAAGAATACTTGGTGGAATGAAGAGATACGTTTGAAAGAAGATTTTTGGATTTCCTGTTATATGAAGTACAAAGAGCGTAAGATTTTAACCGATCTGCGTTATAATTTTGAGCAAAAGAGCACATTTGTGAACGCTGGTGGGCTTGCTTCGATCAGGAATCAGGAAGAAGAGCGCAAATCTATTCTTTTCATCAAAAAGAACTTCGGGGATAGTATCCAGCTCAAGAGTGCGACGAATAATGGAAAGGATAAGACGAAGCAGCTTGTACAGTATAACATATCCTGCAAATTCAAGTTCTAATAGTCTGTAAAAAAGGCGTTTAAATGGCGTTCATTCTGTTTGCTATATCCGTCTTTTTTAGCTAAATTTACTGATGTAATCAATTAAAAGTCAAACCATTAAATTAGAATTATGATAATTAGAACAGTTTGCGGATATGATTTCTTTGAGGTGAGTTCTGCAATGCAAAAAGCGATCCGGCGAGCCGATACCGGGGTAGCCGGCTTTTTTGCCTTGGAATTATGGGCGAGTGGATACCGCGACTATGTGTGGAAGCGTCTATATACCATTAGTGCAGAAGATTGTTTCGGTATCATTACGAAAGAAATAGAAGCATTGTGGCAAGGTCATGAGCTTGTAAATAAGAATGCTACCGAACCAAAGGGGCGGATATTTGTCAGCAAGGCGGTTATTCTTCTTTGTGAATGTAGGAAGAACCGGGATGCAGATCATTTGCAGAACTTCATTTATGACAGAAGAGATGTTGACATAGAAAAATGGATAGATGAAGTTAGGCGTTATCCTATTCCTATTCCAGCTTATACATTCGATGTGCATACTAGAAAGGGGAAGAAACAAGGGAGGACCAAAGAAGAATTCTTCAGAGAAGAGTACAAAGCATTACAGCCTCGTGTTCCTGGCTTGTTCGATGATTTGATATCTACCGATTAACCGAAGTAATTTAATGATGAGACCACAGCTACTTGGTCGTGGTTTCATCGTTTATATAAGTCAAACCAATTTAATTTAAGAGAAAATGAATACGTATTACAAATTTGCGCCAAATGTATTCTTGGCAAAGTGTGATGAGAAACACGAAAAAGGTGAAACTATCGAAGTCACTACTAAGTACGGTAAGGAGAACGAAAGTATAGTATTTAATTTAATCTTCGAAAAAGATGGATTTTACTATTACTCCATTGTTAGAGCTGACGGCTTTAATGCTCAAGAATGGGCGAAGCGACGAGCAGAACGTCGCAGGGAGTGGGCTGCATCTGCTGTACAGAGAAGTAATGAATACTATAATAAGTCCAACAAAGATAAAGATTTTCTTTCCCTTGGTGAACCTATAAAAGTAGGACATCATAGCGAAAAGCGACATAGAAAAGCGATAGACGATGCTTGGAACAATATGGGTAAAAGTGTTCAGTTTGACGAAAAAGCAGCAGAACACGAAAGTAAAGCAGAATATTGGGATAAAAGAGCTAATACCATAAATTTGTCAATGCCTGAAAGCATAGATTTCTATGAACATAAATTAGAGGTCGCAAAAGAGTATCATGAAGGTGTTAAATCTGGGAAGTATCCACGTATGCACTCTTACACTTTAACTTATGCTAAGAAAGATGTAAACGAAGCTCAAAAGAATTATGACCTTGCAGTAAAGCTGTGGGGAGATATTTAATAGTCTTTGAACTACCTCAAACAATACAGTTATGGGAGAATTATCAAGAGAAACCTCATTACAAAGGGTAATGAGGGCTTCAGGTCGTGTGCCTGTACAATGTTCATGTAGTATTTGTAAACAGCAATGTAATACACCATGTTTAGGAACCCCAGATGATATTGAGAAGATTATTGATGCCGGATATTCTGATAGATTAGCTTTAACTCAATGGGCTGCCGGAATGTTATTAGGTGTTACCACTTCGATTATACCTATGATTCAGCCCGTTGTAGGCAAAGAGTATTGTGCTTTCTTCGAGAATGGTCTTTGTATTCTGCACGATAAAGGTTTGAAGCCCACAGAGGGGCGTTTATCTCACCATACGGTTAAAAAAGATAACTTCAATCCATTTATGAGCATTGCTTGGAATGTGGCAAAGGAATGGCTTATGTTTGAAAATACAGAAGTTATTTTCCGTGTACTAACTAAGTTTGTTAAGGAGAGAAAGTTATGAGTGCACATTCATCTGTACGTGTTGACTGCGTGGCCTTTGCGAAATGTGGTGTGAAATCCCTCTCTCATTGTCGGCGATATCGTGGTGAAGATAATTATTGTAAGGGATGTACTCTTATTCGTCGTAAACCTCGAAATAGAAAGTTTGATGCAGGTGGTAGAGAGATGAAAAAATGTACCCATTGCGGGCATTATTTCTATCTCAATCGGTTTTACGTAAATACGATTACTTCGCATGGAAAGAAATACCGCTGTTTGTCGTCATGGTGCCGTATGTGTATGTCACAGGTTAATAGCGAGAGGGCAAAGCAAAAAAAAGGACTTACCTAATAATAAATTTCTTGTATGAAATATTATGCTTCAGTTAGTTTTGGTAAGGATTCTTTAGCAATGCTTTTTATGTTAATAGAAAAGGGGTATCAGTTGGATGAGGTCGTTTTCTATGATACTGGTATGGAGTTTCGGGCAATTTATAATACTCGCAACGCTGTTCTCCCAATTCTTAAAAAACATGGCATTAAATATACAGAACTGCATCCGGAGCAACCTTTTCTTTGGACTATGTTTGAGAGACCGGTTAAGAAAAGAGGGACCAATATTATCCATAAAAAAGGATATAGTTGGTGTGGGGGAACATGCCGGTGGGGAACGAGTGAAAAACTTCGTGCGTTGAAAGATCACACAAAAGATGGAATTGATTATGTCGGTATTGCTGCCGATGAGACCCATCGCTTTGAAAAGGAAAATCGGCCTAATCGGGTTTTACCACTTCGTGATTGGGGCATTACTGAAGCAGATGCGCTTCAGTATTGTTACACAAAAGGATTTGTTTGGCATGAGGATGGAGTAAGGCTATATGAACTGCTTGATCGTGTGAGTTGCTGGTGTTGTGGAAATAAGAACTTGAAGGAGTTGAAGAATATGTATTTGTACCTTCCATGGTATTGGAAAAAGCTAAAAGAACTTCAGCTAAACACTGATAGGCCTTATCGGCGTAATAGTGGAGAAACCATTTTTGATTTAGAGGAAAGATTTAAACGTGAAATGCAACAAAAATAGTTATTATGATACCCTTATGTATAAATGGAAAAGATTATTATGATCGAGAAGAAGCATATGCTGCTTGGTTTGAAGAATGGTTAATGAAACAGGATTTTGAGCAGGATCTTATTGATCGAGAGCTGGAGCTTGAATATCGAAAGACTCATCCAGATTGGAATACTCCTTATGTGATGTATGGTGTTCGTCAAAAACATAAGTGTATCCAAAAGAATGAAATTGCCGTGTTTTATGACTTGTTACCGAGACAAAAACGTGCTCGTACTGCTGAAACACATTGGTATAAAGTATTGTATAAGAGAAAGGCCACTCCTGAAGAAGTTGAGTCACTCAAGGTTGGGGAATATACCCGTAGATATTTGGTGTATTCCCTGTTTATTGAGAAGAAAATGACTCTTGACAAGGCTTTGTCTCTTATAGTTGCCGATGATAAATTATTAGGCATTGCTGATAATACCATCTCTGAAATTGTAACAGCCTTTGAGACTTTCTTTAAGCGTAAATTTAGAATTTATAAACCCGAGTTTACAACTCAACTTAATTTATTTACAGATTAATATGAAAACAACAATTGTTTCATGTGTGATTTTGCTTGTGTTCCTGCTATATGTAGGGCATTTGTCTATAACAATCAAACCGTTTACAGTTCAGCTTCCGTACTGGCATCGTTCGCTCGGACTGTTTCTGTTGATCCTCTCTTTTATAGTATATAATGCCGGTGAACGTGCAAAAGGGTACATTGATGGAATGATGGAATGAAAGAAGGGGAAAGAATTGTACTTGAATTGTTGAAGAAAAAGACCGAATGAAAATGGCGTTAAAATGGCGAAGTTTCTGTTTGTTAAAATTGTCAACAACGATTACCTTTATAGATGTAAAGAATTAAGGGTCAAACCAATAACTTGGAATTATGAATAAAGTGATTTTAAACGAACAAAAGATAATTGATAATATAACAGAAGGTTATCCTGTTACAGTTACACGGGAAGATGGTTTCAGATATATTATTAGCATGGAGCGTAAACGAGGTGAAGAAGTGTATTCATATCAGTTTGGACGCATTAAAAGAGAATTTGACTCTTTCGATAGTTTGGAAAATGCACTTAGTTCATATGAATTTACAGAGGTTATTTTTTAATACAAGAAAAAGAATGAGGAAAGAAGGCATAAAAAGACAGGATTTTGGATGTTGTCCTGGTCATGATAAATTTCCCAATTATACCTACAATACCCGTGCTTCAAAGAAAGCCAAACGACGAACAGATCAACTTGCTAATATGCGTGCAAGACGTTGGGCGAAACGGGAATTATTAATTGAATTAGAACTATTGATTAATGACTAACAAGATAAGAAAGGAATGATTATGGGATGGGGATTTTTTATATGTCAAACTGATTGTAAGAACCGAAAAAGACTATCCGAATTTTGGTTACACAAAAATTTTATCGGTGTACATTATCATGGCTGGGTTGATTTAAACCAGAAGAAATTAGCAGAATCGTGTACAAGGCATAGAAAGTTTAAAGATAACTACTACGTAGCAATGGAAACTATAATACCATTCTATGTAATTAGAAAGATTATATTTTCTCCACGAGTTCTTTGGGAATTAACAAAGTGGTTTATCAGAGCTTGGAGATATAATAATCGGAATAAATAATTCTCATAAGAAAAATGATGAACATTGGAATTGTAGATGTAGACGGTCATCACTTCCCTAACTTCGCTCTTATGCGTGCATCTGCATATCATAAGGCGAGAGGTGACCAAGTGGAATGGGCTACCCCTTTCAGTCAATATGATAAAGTAATGGCAAGCAAAGTATTTACTTTCACTCCTGATTTTAATTACTTGACCTTACAAGCTGATATTATAGAGAAAGGCGGTACTGGGTATGACATTGCAAGCAGGCTTTCTGATGATGTGGAAAACAGTTTGTTGATGGATTACTCCATTTATCCCCAGTATCCTTTCTCTATTCAGTTCTTTAGCCGGGGCTGCATCCGTAAATGTCCGTTTTGTTTGGTTCGTGAAAAAGAAGGATATATCCGGGCAGTAGAACCAGTTGAGTTGAATCCTAAAGGAGAATGGATCGAGGTGTTAGATAACAATTTTTTTGCAAATCCCGAATGGAGAGATGCCATTAATTATCTGCAAAAGAAAAATCAGATGGTCAATTTACATGGTGTTGATGTCAGGATCATGAATGAGGAGCAAGCATTTTATTTGAGTAAGCTGAAATTGAAAAGAAGAATCCATATTGCATGGGATTTACCGGAGATTGACCTTACAGAAAAGTTGAGAGAAGTTACTAAATATATCAAGCCTCGTAATTTGTCTTGTTATGTCTTAGTAGGTTTTAACTCTACAGTAGAACAGGATATGTATCGATTAAATAGGCTTAAAGAGTTAGGAATTTCTCCTTTTGTACAGCCATACCGGGACTTTAATAATAACCGCAAACCTACTTTATATGAAAAGGATATTGCACAATGGGCTAACAAGCATCAGATATTTAAGACCTGCGATTTTGCAGACTTCTCACCAAGAAAAGGATTTAAATGTAATTATTATTTAAATCGATAAAGAGATAATTAAAATATACCTGAAAGATAATATTGATTATTTTGATATACTATTTAGTTTTTTTACATCTTTCCAGAATACAATGAAATCTTTTGCTAAAGTATCAACGACTTGAGGCTGGTTAAACATATATTTATAAAATTCGTTGTCAGTAGATGAAGAAACCGTATTCTTAAATGCTGAATTCTTTATATTATTCAATAGGATAATTTGTTCTTCAGAAAGATAATCTAAATAGTTAAGTGTTTCATCAATAGCTTTATCAATTATTTGCAATGATTGATTTATTGTGAATAAAATTTTAGTATTTGTTTCTGGCAAAACTTGTTTCGCAACATTTGAAATATCAAAAATCGTTGATCTTTTAAAAAGATTCAATAAATCATTTTCATTATTTCTATCCAAATTCACATTTTCAATTTGCTCAATCGTTAAATTGATTGATGATGGATCATATGCAAAGATGATCGTTTGTGTACCTTTTGAAATAATATTTATTCTATCTTTGATGACAAGATTAATTTTTCTTTTTCTCAAATAGAAAGGTATAGTTGTTACCAAAAAGTAAAAAAAAGCTCCAGCGATATAACTATATGATAAATTAATTAATATGCTATTTATATTTTGAGCATTTGTAAATGAACCTAATTTGAGACTTTGTATATCTAACCCAATAACTAAAATGATGATTAAAGCCAAGAGCGTTATTACAGATATGGTAATGTTTATGAATCGTTTCATATTATTAGATGTTTTTGCAAATAAACAAAAAAATGATGAAATCTCCAAATGTATATAGTAATGAAATAAATAGGATATAATAATCTATTGCGAACATAGTGGTTAGCTGTGGATTATATTTCCAATATCTTCATCATTATCAACATACATTTTGATGTACTTTCTTAATAGGGTTGGGGTATTGGCACATTCATCTGTTTTAATTATTTGGAGATTATTCAATCCATATAAAGATGTCAAATTCCAGTTTGTCATTTCTTGTAGTGAGCGTTTTATCTCAATTTCTGATTTTGCGTCTTTAGTGAATATTGTAATATTCTTCTTTTGAGGATTAGTAGATGAAGATTGCCTTTCAAAAAAGGCTTTAAAATATTGGCTGTCATTTATGCCTAATGAATGCCCAAATATTGTAATATCATCAGCATCCATTAAATCATATACCATAGCAGGAGGATTATACTGAGAATCAAATGATTTTTGTATGAAGTCATAGTTATGAGCAATTTTCTCATCTTTTGTTCCTAATATAATATTTCCATCTAAGATACATCCATGTACATAGTTTATTGTATCATTAAACTCCATTGCAAAACTGGAATTAGGAGCTACTTCACTAAAACTCGTGTAGTTAAAAGAATATATGACAATTTGATCATTTGATTTATTCTGCATAAATGCTCTTGCGACAATTGCAGCTATAGAATTTTCGTTAATAGTTTCTTGTTGCACTTTTATGAGATATTGTATTAATCCATTTTTTATGAGTTGTAAGGCTTTTTGGTCTCGTTCAATAGGAGGATTTAATATATCTTCATGCGAGAAACTGATATAACAAGAAAAGCGTGGCAAGATTAATATTCCGTTTTTTAACAGATTATTAACAATGTCTACATTAGATTTTATACATTCATAAAATTCTGTGACTGGTCCATTTGCTTGAATTTGTTCTAAAACGTTCCTTTCTTTATCGTTGTATAGGTCTATTATTTGCCCATTATTGTTTTTGATTCTTATATAATAATTGTATAACTCATTCTCCAAATCATACCATTTTACAGCATCTAAATTATCGTTCCATTTGTCATTTAAATGTTTGATTAAAGGAGATGGGTAGTCTTTAGGACAAAATTCAGATTGGCAAAAGTCCTTGTATGAAGTCTTTCTGCCTAAACAAAGGTCAAATCCGTTACCTATTATCAGAACTCTTTTTCTGTCTTTATTCATATTGCAAAGGTAAGGAAAGATTGTAATAATAAGAACTGAAATTTATATAATTGTTGAACCTTTGGTGTATTGTTTATTCGATACACCTTTATTTTTTTGTGATGATGAGAAAAATGATTGTAACTGGCAGTGAGGGTTTTATAGGTAAAGCCCTTTGCCGAGAATTAGTAAAAAGAGGTATTGAAGTCATAGGACTTGACCGAAAGTGCGGTACTGAAGCTACGAAAGTATGCGAGTATCTAAAGAATGAGGATATTGATTGTGTGTTCCATTTAGCGGCACAAACAAGCGTGTTTAATGGAAACCTGGAACAAATCAGGAAAGATAACATTGATACCTTCATGCGAGTTGCTGATGCCTGTAACCAGTATCATGTAAAGTTAGTGTATGCCAGTTCGTCAACAGCGAATCCGGAGAATACTACTTCCATGTATGGAATAAGTAAGTATTTTGATGAGCAGTACGCATCTGTCTATTGTAAGACTGCTACCGGATGCCGACTGCATAATGTATATTCACCAAACCCACGTGAAAGAACTCTTCTCTGGTTCCTGCTTAATGAGGAAAAGGTGTCATTATACAATTGCGGTCAGAATATCCGGTGCTTTACTTATATGGATGATGTTGTCGAAGGTCTTATCTATGCGATAGGATGTAACCGTCAGCTAATCAACATCTGTAATGTACAACCGGTGACTACGATGTATTTTGCTACTTTAGTAAAATACTATAAACTGCTTGGAATTGAGCTAATTAATGAAAAACGGGATTTTGACAATTTGGAGCAGTCGGTGAACCGGGATATCTATTTAGTACCTTTGTCTTACACATCTGTCGAGGACGGAGTAAAGAAGATCTTTGATGAAAGGAAAGGGAAAGATATGTCGTATTGATGACTGGGATAAGCCGGAAGCGGTGAAATGTAAGAGCTGGTCTCATCAGGAACGGTTATGTGATCTGAAAGAAAAGGTATCACTTCATAAAAAGGGTGATATCTATTACATCTCCCAGTTCGCCCGTTCCAAGACTGGTACCAGCTTTTCAGAAATCAAACAGTCGGAGGAACTCGCATCATTCTTTGCAGAGAGAGCGTGTGAGTTTCTCCACCGTTTTATTGTAGGGGGATACGAAGGATGGTGTATAGTCACCACACCGCGACGGAGACACTACGAGGGCTTTCATTTTGCAACCTCTATCTGCGCGAAAATAGCGGGGGCGGTGAAAATACCATTCTATGAGAATGCAATTCAATGCCTGACTAAAGATAGATTGAACCCGGAATTCTTTCTTCTTCGTCCGATAAGGGAAAAGAAGATAATAGTGTACGATGACATACTAACAACTGGCAGTACATTACTTGCCACCTATGAGTTATTGAAAGACAGTGAGCAGCTTCTTTTTCTCGTAGGAATAAACAATCATTGATATGGGAAATGAAGATAGAACATTAACATTTAAGCAAGAGAAATTCTGTAAATATTACGTTGATACAGAAGGTAATGCAAGTGAAGCATATCGAATGTCTTATAATACTGCCAACATGAAGCCTGAAACGATTTGGAGTGCTGCCAGTAGACTATTAGCAAATAGCAAGGTCAGTACAAGGATAAATGAGATTAAGGCGCAGAGAGCGAAAGAGTCTGAAGTAGAGAGGAAAACTGTTGAGAAGGTGCTAATGGATATAGTGCTTGCCGATCCCGATGATCTTCATTTTGTTGACCCCGCAACCGGGAAAACAAAAATGAGAACTCCTTCCCAACTTCCCAAACGTGCCCGTAACGCATTGAAGAAGATACAGAATAAGAGAGGAGAAGTTACCTATGAGTTCAACGGTAAGACAGAAGCTGCCCGGATACTTGGTGCCTGGAATGGTTGGGAAGCTGATAAGAATGTTAACATCAAAGGTGGTGAGGGAAATAAAATCGGTGAACTTCGTATCGGCTTTGATGAAAATGGAGATTCGGAAGAATAGAACAATTTGAACTGCAAAATCCTGTATTTTCCCTGCGGAGAAACCTTACTTTTAGAACAATATGGTTATAAATTATAAGAAGCTAAATCCGAATGGATTCTATCTATTGAAGTACTTGAATGATGAGACTATCCGTTTCATTATCTTGTATGGTGGCTCATCTTCCGGTAAATCGTACAGTGTTGCACAAACTATACTGATACAGACATTACAGGACGGTGAGAACACTCTTGTCATGCGTAAGGTAGGAGCTTCTATACTCAAAACCATTTATGAAGATTATAAAGTCGCTGCGGCCGGTCTTGGCATATCCCATTTGTTCAAGTTCCAACAGAATACTATTAAATGTCTGGTTAATGGAGCTAAGATAGATTTCTCCGGTCTTGACGATCCGGAGAAGATAAAAGGTATCTCCAACTATAAGCGTGTTCAGTTAGAGGAATGGTCAGAGTTCGAGCATCCGGATTTCAAGCAGCTACGTAAGCGTTTGCGTGGTAAGAAAGGCCAGCAGATTATTTGTACCTTTAACCCGATCAGTGAGAGCCACTGGATAAAGAAAGAGTTCATAGACAAAGACAAATGGCATGATGTGCCGATGTCTGTAACTATTGCCGGTAAAGAGTTACCGGAAGAACTTACTAAGGTTAAATCCGTAAAGAAGAATGCGCCTCGGCAAATACTTAATCCTCGTACAAAGCAAATCGAGGAACAGGACTCAAATACAGTTATTATCCAATCTACCTACCTGAATAATTTTTGGGTGGTCGGTAGTCCTGACGGTACGTATGGTTTCTATGATGAGCAATGTGTGGCCGACTTTGAATATGATAGGGTTCACGATCCGGATTATTATAATGTGTACGCATTGGGAGAGTGGGGTGTTATTCGTACCGGTAGCGAGTTCTTCGGTTCCTTCAATCGTGGCAAACATTCCGGTGAACATAAATATGTCCCGGGGCTGCCTATTCATATATCAGTCGATAACAATGTACTGCCTTATATCAGTGTGTCGTACTGGCAAGTAGATTTCGCTACCGGTACCAAAGTTTGGCAGTTTCATGAGACATGCGCCGAAAGCCCGAACAACACAGTGAAGAAATCTTCTAAACTCGTAGCTAAGTATCTGAAATCCATTCAATACTCTGACAAACTATACGTACACGGTGACGCCTCAACGAAATCCGCTAATAGTTTTGATGACGAGAAACGTTCCTGGATGGACTTGTTCATAGACACTTTACAGAAAGAAGGATTTGAGATTGAGGATAAAGTAGGCAATAAGAATCCAAGTGTTGCCATGACCGGTGAGTTTATCAATGCTATCTTTGATTGTACTGTTCCTGGCATAGAGATATACATCGACGAATCATGTTCGGTGTCTATCGAGGATTACATGAGTGTGCAGAAAGACGCCAACGGTGCTATTCTCAAAACTAAGGTGAAGAACAAAACTACTTTGCAGAGCTACGAGGAACACGGGCACCTATCCGACACATTCCGGTATGTTGTAGTAGATTTATGCAATGAACAGTACACAGAATTTAGTAACCGGCGAAAAAGAAATCTCTATGGTGGTAAGGGTATGCTTGATTTCTTTAATCCGGAAGCACAAAATGTCTACTCGCAGCGGCTTGTTTATGTCATGCCGAATGTAGATGGCACATTTGTTCTTGTTCAGGTATCCCGTTGTGGTGGTAAGTGGCATTTAATTGATGCCTTGTTTAGAGAAACATCTTCCATAGAGGAAATTAAGACCGCATGTTTAGAGCACAACGCTAATACGTGTCTCTTTGAATGCTCATCTGCCTATTATCAGACTGTACGTGAGTTGAGGGAACTTGTGAAAGATACAGAAATAAGAGTAAAGAAAGAGTTTGCCGACGTGGATAAGCGAATAGCTGCTACCTCTGATTTTATAAGAAATAACTTTTTGCTATCACCAAAGATGTTAGAGGAATCTCAAGATTACAGTGATTTCATTACTAACCTGATGGACTATAACATAAATAGTGAGAATAAAAGTGCAAGCATTATTTTAAGCGGTCTTGCATATCATATAATAAAATCGTTTCCCGAATCATCTGCTGCTTAATTTGTTGTTATATAGTTTGTTATAACTGAATTCACACATTTCTTATTTTTCAAGATTTTAGTGTTTTGAGAAACCGATTATTCATATTCCTACATTTGTTTCAAATAAGAAATAAATGAGTTGGTTTCGTAAAAAATCTAAGTCAGAGGAAGAGACTGTACAGGATACTAATGTAGAAGTCGTAAGTGAGACTGTTGAAGAGAAGAAGCTTCCAGAAGGGAAAAAGATAACTGTTGAAGAGTTATTTTCTTCTCCATATATTTGCTCTCAAAATTTTCTTACGCTTTTTCAGTCTGTACCGGAAGTTTTTTTTCCAATTGACTACATCGCTTCTCGTATTTCCAGTGCTAACTTTCAGTTTAAGAAAGTTAAGGACGATAGTGTTGTTTGGGCTAATAAGAATCTGAATCAGATACTTCTTAGACCTAATTGTTTAATGACATGGAAACAAAATGTCTATCAACATTTCGTATATAAACTGTGTCTTGGCAATAGTTTCACACGTGCTGCAATGTCTGATAGTTTTACTGATGTAGAAAAATGGCGTTATTGCTCTAACTACTGGGTACTTCCTGCTGATGCAATGGAAGTCTTGCCTGTTTTAGGTAGTAATATTCCATTGTTTGGTATAGCTGATCAAGAAGATATTATTAGAGGTTATCGTTTAAATTATGGCGCTTTGAGCACAATGAATATTCCTGCTTATCAGGTATGGCATGATAGAGACGGGTGTGTGAGTTATTATTCCGGATTTGGATTTATGAAATCTCAAAGCCGTCTTATGTCACAAATGAAACCGATATCGAACCTTATTGCTGTATATGAAGCCCGTAATGTAATTTATGTAAAACGAGGTGGCTTAGGATTTCTTATCAATATGAAACAAGATGAATCCGGGCCCATTGCCATGACTGATAATGAGAAGAAAGAAATTTTGCAACAACATTTCGGTAAGTTCGGAGTAGGTAAGGACCAGTTACCATATGGGCTGTCTGATATTCCATTGAGTTTTGTACGTACCAATCTCACTATTGCAGAATTGCAACCGTTTGAGGAAACACTTGCTGATGCAATTAGTATTTCAGGTGCTTATGGTATTCCTGCTGTGTTAGTTCCTCGCAAAGACCAGTCTACTTTTAGCAATCAATCTACAGCAGAGAAGAGTGTTTATAGCTCTGTTATCATTCCATTTGCGAAACAGTTCTGTCGTGAGTTTACTCAATTTTTAGGACTTGAATCAAGCGGATATTATTTGGATTGTGATTTCTCCGATGTGGATTGTCTGCAAGAGGGATTGAAAGAAGCCGAAGAGGTAAAGACCAATATCAATAGCCGGTGCAAAGACCAGTTCCTTAGTGGATTGATAACTTACAATGATTGGAGGGCGCAAATCGGTGAAAGTAAATTTGAAGAACCTATGTTCGACAAAACATTATTTGAAATGTCGGACCAGGAACGAGAGATAGTTAAACAAATATTTAGTCTTAACACAAAAAGTGAAGTTGAAAATGGAAGAGAAAATCAAAAGCCTTCAGTACAAGACAAAGGCAAATGATGTTGATGAGAAGGGTATCGTTACCGTCGCGGTGAACGGTATCGGTGTGAAGGACTCACAGAAAGACGTATCCATGCCCGGATCATTCAACAAGACTTTAAAGGAAAATATTGGTCGTATGCGTTGGTTCTTGAATCACCGTCCGGATCAATTGTTGGGGGTTCCATTGAGTGGTAAGGAAACAGAGGGTAATTTAGTTATGGTTGGCCAGTTGAATCTTGAAAAACAGATTGGTCGTGACACCTTAGCTGATTATAAGCTGTTTGCAGAGAATGGAAGAACCCTTGAACACTCTATCGGAGTAAAAGCTATCAAAAGGGATTTGACTGATCCTTGTAAAGTGCTTGAATGGCGTATGATGGAATATTCTACATTGACAAGTTGGGGAAGTAATCCTCAAACATTCCTTGTGAATATTAAATCAGCTACTGCCGATCAAGTAAAGGAAGCTGTTGATTTCGTCCGAAAAGCGTTCTTGCAGCATGGATATAGTGATGAACGTTTAAAAGGTTACGATATGGAATTAAGTTTATTGCTAAAGAGCCTCAACGGTGGTACCGTTGTCTCATGTCCTCATTGTGGTTATCAATTTGATTATGATGCAGAAACGGAGCATACCTTTGCGCAACAGGTATTAGATTACGCTGCCGATTATCAGAGATGGATAACGCAGGACATCGTAAGAGAAGAAATGGAGAAGCTCACTCCAGAGATTAGAACTCAAGTAATTTCTCTTATTGATTCTGTAAAGGCAGAGGAGAAAGAATTCACTCAAAAGAGTTTGCAGGATCTTATGAATTATGTAAGATGTCCCCATTGTTGGGGAAAAGTATATCGTTCGAATACTATTCTACAAAGCACTTCTGAAGATACTACCGGAAAGAATGAGCCGTCTGTTGACACTCAAGAAAAGAATGACGGAGAAAATGGTAACGATGAAGTAACGTCTAAAGCCGCTGATAATGGCACTTTATTCGATTTCAAGAGTTTGAATAGTTGTTTCGAGAATAAATAACTTAAAATTTAAATTTTATGCTTAAAAAATTTACAGTATCAGATTTTAATCTGAAAACAGATGGTCTGCCGGCAGAACAAAAAACATTCATGGAAAACATCGTCGGCATGATGTGTGAAGTCGTAAACAAATCATTGGAAGGAGTTGTTACGCCTGATGATGTGACTAAACAGTTTGGAGATATTAATAACTTATTGAAGTCTTATGACGGTGAGAAGTTTGCTCAACTGATTAAAGACAATGAAACACTTGTTGGCCAGGTTAAGAGTCTTGGAGAAAGCATTGAAAAAATGAAGCAAAAAGGCTTATCTATGGATACTATCAATAAGTTCGACGAGAAATTGAGCGAAATGCTTGATAGTGAGAAGTTCAAGGAGTTTGCAGCCGGTCACAGCCGTAAAACAGGTTCCTTTGAGGGATTCAGTTTGAAAGATATTGTATCCATGACCGACAATTACAGTGGTGAAATCATGATTACCCAACAGCAGAACCGTGTTGTTAGCCAGGTAAGTAATCAGAAGATTCATATGCGTAATGTCATTACGACTTTGCAGGGTGATCCTACATATACGCAGCTCGCCTTTACACAAGTGTATGACTTCGACAGGAATGCACGGTACGTTACTGAAAACGGTCGTTTACCGGAATCAAGCATTAAAATGAAGGAAATTCAGACAGGTACGAAACGACTTGGTACCCATATCAGAATTTCTAAGCGTATGTTGAAGAGTCGTGTTTTCATCAGAAGTTATATTCTGAATATGCTACCGGAAGCTGTATGGCTTGCTGAAGATTGGAACATGTTATTTGGTGATGGGAACGGTGAGAACCTGTTAGGCATTACTAATCACACTGGAGTACTTCCAGTTGAAAGTATCATCAAAGATACTATCATTAAGGGAGAAGCCGGTAGTGTGAAGTCTGTCGAAAGCCATAATGGGGGTAAAGACACAATTGTTGAATTCACAAAGCCGTACGATCTGATGCTCAATGGTATGGTTATTACATTTGCCAATGCTGCTGTTGTGACAGATTTGAACAAAGCGAATCCTATTATCAAGATGAATGACCGTCAAATCTTGTTGAAAGGTGTTGCTTTTGCCGGTGAGGAAACAGCCATTGCAAATATGACATTTACTGTCAATAACTCATTCTTCCAAAGTATTGAAGCTCCTAACTCGGAAGATGTTATTAAGACGGCATTTGCTGTGATGACCTATGCACAGTATTATCCCAATGCTATTACTCTCAATCCATCAGATGTTAATGCGATGGAATCAGAGAAGGATACTACTGGGCGTAACCTTGGCATTATCAAGGTTGTCAATGGTGTTAAGCATATTGCTAACCGTCCGATTGTAGAGAGTACCGGTATGTTACCCGGTAAATACTTTATTGGTGATATGCACATGGGGGCATCTATCGTTGACTACACTAATCTTGCGTTAGAGTGGGCTGAAGATGTGGAAACGAAGTTGTGTAATGAGGTAGTTCTTATCGCCAGTGAAGAGGTGATTTTCCCTGTTTACAATCCTTGGGCATTTGCTTATGGAGATTTGGCTGAACTGAAAGAAGCAATCACTAAAAAGTAATATTATGGATTACATACTTAGAGGTAATGATAAGGATGTAGCCAATGTGCTTAAAGAGCAACGCATTCGGATTGGTAGAGGGGTGGTTTCATTCACCCCTATTTCCGAGTGTGGTCTTGTTACAGAAGAAGATGCTCGAAAGACATTGGAATGTATGCTCACAGAGAAGGATGCGAAAATCGGTGAACTTACTGAATCCATTACGGAGAAAGATAAAGCTATTGTTGAACTGACAGATGAACGTGATACAATGAAAGCTCGTATTGCAGAACTTGAAGCCTTGGTTCCTTCTGATAACAAGAATCTTCCGGATGCCGACTCGAAAGAATTGCCTGTTGGAGATGCTAAGGAAGTAGCAATTGTTGATGATAAAGCCGTTTCCGGGGAAGATGAAAAGAAGACCGGAAAGGGTAAGGCTGCTAAATAACTATCGCTATGCTGATTGATGTTTCATATTTTACGTCAGGTCCCAGGCACATAGAAAACGCTTCGGTTGCTGAAATGCCTTCACCCAATTCTCTTGCTGTAAATGAAGTGATAAACGGGTATATCAAGGCATTTCAGTCCGAATTTCTTCATTCTACTGTCGGTTTTAGCCTTTCACAAGCTATAACTGATTACTTGGAGATCATAGAACAGGAAAAAGAGGATTCTTCAGATGAGGTTGATATCTCGGAAGAAGATGAATCTCAATCCGGATATGCACTTTTATGTGAAAAGCTAAGTGAACCGTTCGCCGATTATGTGTTCTTTCACATTTTACGCGACATGAATACACAGGCTACTATCACCGGCCTTGTAAGATTGAAATGTGCTAACGAGTATATATCTCCGATCAAGAGACAGGTTAGTGTCTGGAACAGCATGGTGAAGAAGAATCGGCTCTTTGTAGAATGGGCTATGTCTGATGATTGTCCTTTTACTGGTTTGAAGATTCAAAAGAATCTATTAACTCCAATTAATACTTTCAATTTATGATGTACTTAGATATAACAGAGCTGTTTGAAGAAGTGGTTAAAAAACTTCCTGAAGGTCTTGAAATTCTCTATCCCAATGGGAAAGGTGGGGCAAAAATTGTAAAGTCACCAAGATTGAATTACATCTTTGGTAGCAGTCAATATATCAAGGACATATTAGATGAATACAGTAAATCTCCTGGTCAGTCTGAAAAAAAGTTCCCGTTGGTTGCACTCTTTACTCCAATTTATGAAGATAGAAGTGATCCAAATTATTTTTCTAAGGCAAAGGTTTCGTTGATTATAGTTTGTTCATCCTGTAAGGAGTGGAGTAATGAGGAACGTAGAACTACATCTTTCAAGAATATTCTCCGTCCAATCTATAAACGTTTGTTGGAAGTATTATATGAAGATTCCCGGTTCGACTGCGACTGTGACGAGAAAGTGAAACATAGTTATTCAGAGAATTATTCGTATGGTAGATACGGAGCCTATACAGATTCCGGTAAGGCTGTGAGCGAGCCCATAGATGCCATAAACATACGCTCAATGGAAATAAAAATTAATAATCTTAATTGTAGAAGAAAATGAGAAAGATTAGAACATGTAAAGGTGGCCGGATGAATACAGGTAGTTCCGCATGTAAAATCGACTGGAAGAAAGTCAAAGGTGCTATAATGGCAGAACATGGCGTGAAACTTCCTGCCGATCTTACAAGTGAGAAGTTACTTGAATTATGCCATGCTGACCGCCCGGATCGTATTTATCCTATTTTCCCATTCTTGGAATATGCTTCGAATGGAGGTGATCCACAGGTAAATGCGACTGGTTATGGTGCAAGTGAGTACAATGGGCTTAATGCTCTTACAGATACCTTTACTTTGAAGAGTTTCGACGAAGTTTTGAATGCTCAACTTTTGAAGTGTGCTAACAAGGGGTGGGACGTATATTTTTGGAATCAAGATAACACATTGATTGGCTTTAATGATGGTACAGATGTGTTGGCTGGCATTTCAATGTCTTCAGTTTATCCGACTGTAACCCGTTTCCCGACAAGTGGTGCAAAATCAACTATGACTGTAAGTTTTGCTCATGAGGATGCAGAAGAAAGCCTGTTGAATTTTGATTATGTGCAGTTAGATTTCAATCCTAAAAATTTCTTGATGGGCTTGGTTGATGTCGTTCTTGAAAAGACAGAAGCGGAAAATGCCTACAAGATTATCGAGAAGATTGGTGGCTACGATCGTACAGAAGAATTCGGAAGCCTCATCGCTGATAGTGCTGCCGAGGTTATGAATAATACAACTTCTGCTTCTTATGCTGATGGTGTAATAACCATTGTTCCAAAGGCTGGGGTTGTTCCATCTTTGAAAGCTCCTTCTGTGTTGTTTGAAAAGGGAATTAAAGGTATTGAGCAAGTAGCATGAAAACAGATGGCGTAACGTTCGTTGATTCCGTTGTTAAGGATATGACGAAGGAAGAATTTATTGAGGCTCATATCAATGTAGTATGGCTGAACTTGAAAGAAGATAAGCGTAGAAAGAAGCTTTCTGATGTGTATGATACCATGACTAAATAACCAACGGGCTGGGGTGTAAAATGCAGCCCGGCCCGTTTTATTATTCATTATATGGCAGATTTCGATAAGGTTTATGACGTGATTCATTCCATTGCTTCCGGGTTTAAAGAAGAGTGTGTCAAATGTATGGAGGAAAATAAGAATGTGCTTATTGACTGCATACAGGAACAGCTATATAGTGGTTTGGATGGTACCGAACATTTATTGAATCCTACTTATGACAACGACACTTATTTCAATGAACCCGGTCCCTGGCAAAATCAAGCAGAACGGTATAAGTCTTGGAAAGAGAAGATAACTCCACCTCTTAGAGGTGAGATGCTCTATTTGCCACCGCGTCCGGTCGAGGTACCTAACCTTTTTATTATCGGTACTTTTTATGATAGCATTTTTGCGCAGAAGATAGATTCCGGATTACGTTTTGAAACAAAAGGTTTTAAAGAGGGGCCATCTATTGAAAGAAAGTATGGTGAACAGGTTCTTGGCGTTGGAGATACTGCAAAGGAGTATTTCAATATCATGTATCTCCGTCCATGGTTAGAGCGTTTCTTTTCTGAATGTGGGTATCGGTAGGCTATGGCTTGTGGATGTGAAATAAAGAAAATACAAAGTGAACTGGATCGTATCAGTGAACTTGCAAAGAAAGCGGCCATCTTGGACGGCTGTATGTATGTCGTCTATCAAAAGGAGGATGGTACCTATGCTTTTGATAAGGCTGAAAATGAGATTAAAGGAAAGATTATCGAATATAGACATTACCTATAAATCGTTATTATGGCAGAATTAGTAATAGAAGGACTTGTTAAGGATGGTGAGATTCAAACATTAGTTGAACTGGACAACACTATTGAGCGTGTAAGGGCAACGTATGCCAATGCAGCTAAAGATCTTGCAAAAGGGTTAAAGATAAATGTGGATGGAATTGCCGATCTTGAAAAGTTAGGCTCTATATATACTACTCAATCAAAAAATGCGAGTTCCGCTTCTAATGAATTGACCGAAGCTCTTAGAAAACAGTCGGAAATATCCCAGACTGTGACAAAACGTATAGAGGAAAAACTGAATGCAGAAAAGCTTTCCACGGCTGAAATCAAGAAGCTTACTAAGGCAAGCGCTGATAATGCTGCTTCTTTAGAAAAAAGTGCTAAAGCAGAGGCTAATTTAACCAAAGCTCAAAACGCAGGCAATAGTACTCGCAAGAAAACTGTATTGACCGAGGAAGAACGGTTAAAGCTCATCCGGACAGCTATCACTCTCACTAATCAGGAAGTACATAGTAAGGCGCAAGCAAAAGAAATGAATAAACAGCTTCAAAAGGCTGTAGATGTATTGAAAGATACTGATGAGAACTATATCCGGACTCTTGCACGCCTTAACTCCACAATAGGTATTAATACCGATTATGTGAAACGTAACTCCGACCGATATACACAACAGAAGATGACAGTAGGTGCATATCGGGAAGAAATCAAAGCTGCTATCATTGAATTAGAGAATGGCAATAGATCTATGAAAAACATGGGTATTATTGCTCGAAATTCCGGTTTGATGCTTCAACAGCACATGGGTAAAGGCTTGAGCCAAGTCGGCATGGGGTTAAAAGGCATAGCTGCTGGATATATTGGTGCACAAGCTGTTGTTACAGGTGTTGTTGCTTTATTCACCAAATTACGTGAAGGGGTTGGGGATATCGTTAAGTTTGAATATGCCAATAGCCGTCTTGCAGCTATATTAGGTACTACTTCAAATAAAATAAAAGAATTAACTTCTGATGCTCAACGTTTGGGAGCTACTACTAAATATACTGCTTCGGAAGCTACTGAATTACAAATAGAGTTAGCAAAATTAGGATTTACAAGAAAAGAAATTTTAGAATCAACAGAAGCTGTACTCAAATTTGCTCAAGCGACTGGTGCTGAATTATCAGATGCTGCAGCTTTATCAGGTGCAGCTTTGAGAATGTTTAATGCAGATACTAAAGAAACTGAACGCTATGTTTCTGCTATGGCAGTTGCAACCTCGAAAAGTGCTTTATCTTTTTCATATCTTGCTACTGCATTACCTATCGTAGGCCCGGTTGCTAAGGCTTTCAATTTTACCATAGAAGATACTTTGGCATTAGTCGGAAAGCTTGCAGATTCTGGCTTTGATGCTTCTATGTCTGCTACCGCTACACGTAATATTCTATTAAATTTAGCTGATACTAATGGTGTACTTGCAAAATCACTGGGAGGTCCTGTAAAGACATTGCCTGAATTGGTTATTGGTTTACAGAAGTTGAAAGAGCAGGGAGTAGATTTGAATACTACTCTTGAAATGACGGATAAACGGAGTGTAGCAGCTTTCAACGCTTTCCTTACTGCCGCTGATAAGATTGTTCCGTTACGTGATCAAATAACTGGTGTAGATGGAGAGCTTGCAAATATGGCACACACAATGGGAGATAATGTTCAGGGAGCTTTGGCTAATCTTTCGTCTGCATGGGAAGCATTCATGCTCTCATTTTCTGAATCAACAGGTCCTGCAAAAGAGTTTCTTAATTGGATGGCTGATAAGATTAGAAGCATAGCTAATGATTTAAAATCTCCCGAAGATAAAATAACTCAAATAGAAACAAACTTTAGAGGACTTGCACAAAAGGATGCAAATAATAAAATATTGGAAGCTGAAAAAGAGTTTCAAAGTGAGTATAAGAGACTTCTTGATGCAGGTGATTCAGAGGAAGAAGCATATACCAAGGCTGTTATTCAAATGAAGAATAAACGAATTGAAGTGACAGCTCAAGAACGTAAGGCTTTAGAAAGAATGAAAACTGGTGCCCTGTACTCTACATCAGAATTTGAAAATATGTCATGGTTTAAAAATGCAGGTGCTAAGATGTTTGGAGTATATACAAAAGAAGCTCAAAAAGCTGATAGGGCGCAATTAGAGTTTTCTAAAAATTTCTTTAGGATATATTCGAGTGATGAATTTAATGCTGGACTTGATAAAATTGCGGAAAAATTTAATCCAAAGAATGAAAATGCAGAAAGTACTTTCAAGAAACCTCTTACTGATAAGGAAAAACGAGAATTAGAGAAAGCTGCACAGGAGAAATTGAAAATCCAGAGTGATTACTGGGATAAATTGAAAACAGAAATTGAAGCAGTAAGAAACAAGGGATACGAAAATACAGACATTGTTAATATGAGTGAAATATATTTTACGATGGCAGATGAAACTGTCTCTGCCGCAGAAAGCTATTCAGAAAAGATTGCTATAAAGATCCGTACCATAGAGCTTTTGTCGGCACTTGATATGTTGAGTCTGGTGATATTGGTTATTATGCAGACTCTAAAGGCAATGCAGATGGCAATGCAAAACAGACTGCTGGAACAAAAAGCATTCGTAGATGCTCATACTGGACTGCCAAATAAAAATGCCTGTAATGAGCTACTTAATAAAAAAGATATAATTACAGATTCTACAGCATGCATAATGTTTGATTTAAATAATCTAAAAACTGTAAATGATACAATGGGACATTCCGCAGGAGATCAGTTGATATTGAATTTCGCAAAGCTTTTGCGCAGTGTTATTCCAGAAAAGGATTTTGTTGGAAGATATGGCGGAGATGAGTTTATAGCAGTCATTTATCATACAAATGAGGCGGAAATTAAAGAAATATTAAAAGGTTTGTACAGAGAAAAAGATAGATTAAATAGTTATGAAAATCAAATACCAATCGACTATGCATGCGGATGGGCATTATCCTCCGATGATATGGCGTGTACAATGCAGATGTTATTGGATGATGCAGATGCTTATATGTATAAAAATAAACAGTTATGCAAGAAATATAATTAG